CGAAGGTCACAGAGGATGACCGATACTATCACTTTGAAGGCACTAGCGGTTCTGTCTATAACTGCCGTAAAGGCTCTTATGGTGCGAATAATTATGGTAGTGAGATTCTTAATGGCCTCATTGCGAAGGGTGTAGAGACTGGTCTGCTCATTGCGGCTTTGGGAGAAGATGTAAATGTTATGGAATTAGATTGTTCTTAAAAGTCCTGGAAAACCCTGGAACCCCAGCCTGTTGCAGAAAAGCAACACAATCCCTCTATGTTGCTTAAAAACAACATTGTTGCATAAAAGCAACAGAGGGGCTTGACTTAGTTGCCGCTTTGTAGTATACTCTATCCATAGATTGAAGAAAGCGAGAAACTATGAAACCCACCTATGCCGAACTACTCGAAGTTGTATATTATTTGTCCAATCAAATAATGATATCCGAGAACCAAACCAAAATAGAATATTTTGAGTTGCCAATGAAAGACCAAGTCCGTTCTACAGTTGAGTTTGCTCGTGCTGAAGTTATGTCCGATAATTATGAAAGTGTATTCTAATGCCTGATTCAAAAATAATCCATATTCCAATGCATGAAATCCTTGCATTAGTTGAAAACACCATTGCTCAATTGTCCGAAGATGATGCAATTGAATTTGTAATGGATTTGCAAGAAAAAATTTCTGAAATGTTGCCAAACTGATATGATTAGAAAAAAACGCTCCGACCGCAACCATGTGCTTTACCGAGTAGAGTGCTTGGATACTGGCGATTCCTATATCGGTGTGACCGTTGCACAAGGACAAGCATTTCTCCGAAGTGTAAAAGTCCGCTGGCAAAAGCATGTATCCCGTGCTAAGTGTGAAACCAAGAATTGGGCATTTTGTGAGTTTCTCCGTTCCAATACGGATGCGGATTTTCGATATGAAGTGCTTGAAGTGGTGAGAGGTCGCAAACCCGCTCACCAGAGAGAACGGCAGTTAATTGCCGAATATGAACCAACCTTGAATACTTTTTAATATGAATAATCCAGTTTTTGAATCAATGATTAAAGTCCTGAAAACCTATGCAGGCAAAAAAATCTATCCATCGGATAGTGTGCAAGGTGTAATGATGCGCCAGAGGTGGGCAAACCACAAAAATGCTGGAAACCATTTTGGATACTTAGGAAAAAACAATGAATAAATTTGCAAAAAGTTTAGGTGACCGCCATGCTCGATTTGAATTGTTGCATGATGCTATGAAAGAATTCGAACAATCCACAAAAACGGAAAATGGCCAATATAATTATTCTTACCTGGCAGGATTTTATATGTCACAATTGCTAATGCTTGCCGCTGACAAAAAAGAGTCCACGGAAGAGTTAATCCGCACTATAAATTCTGTTGCTAAAAAACAACAGTCGCCAATTAGTGCTTGACAATATTGCCTTCCTGTGATACAATGGTACCATAGAAATTGATAAAGGAACTATATGAAAAACGCATTAGAGTTAACAACCGAATTGTGTGCAATTCTTAAATCAAATTATTACCTCAAAGGTTCTAGTTTGGATTATGATTTTGTTATTGAACCTGGAAACAAATATTTAAAAATCGTCATGGTCAGTAATCAAAAATCTGTCCATGCTTTTGTTGATAAAAAGAATGGCGACCTGTATAAGGCGAAATCTTGGAAATCACCTGCAAAGGGTGTCCGTTTTAATCTTTTCACCGATATTGAAAAATTGAGGGAAATGGGTAAAACATACGGCGCTATGTGGGCGGGTGGTTATTTGTATCGTTAATTTGAAGGAAGATGTTGTAAAATGTTTGCTGTAATCAGAAAAAATTGGAGTGATGATTGTCCCGTTATTCTTTCGGTTTTTGAAAAACTTTCCGATGCTTGTGAGTTTAGAGAAAACTTTTGGAACGAAAACAATAAAGGCCGAAGTGTGATACATTTGTGTGATAATATTTTTGTTACCGATTCTTTTAAATTTTTCAAGGAAATTAAATAATGGCTTATATGAATCAGGAAAAGAAAGCGAAAATCGCTACTGCAATGAAACCAGTTTTGAAAAAATATGGTTTGAAAGCAACTCTAAGTGTACATCATCATTCCAGTATTTCCGTGAATATCAAATCTGGACCGATTGACTTTGGTGGTGATTGTATTCAAGTGAATCATTATTGGTTGGATGACCATTATAAAGATAAACCAAAAGCACTTGCCGCTTTAAAAGAAATTAAAGATGCTTTGCTTGTTGCGGATTATTTTGATGAGTCGGATGCTCAGACTGATTATTTCCACACGGCATATTATTACCATATTAATGTTGGAAAGTGGAACAAACCATATGTTATTAGTCAATAAGATTAAATGGGTCGCAACAGGCATCACCCTCGGTGGTGCTCTTGCAACGGCACTAATGCTGGATCCGTTGAATATCTGGTTATTGAATCTTGGCGCCCTATTGTTTTTGATATGGGGTTATATGATTCGGGATAAAGCAATGATGACCGTGAATTTCGGTCTCCTTGCAATTTATGTTTTTGGTATTTTCTTTAGGATGTAAAATGAGTGAAGATAGGCAATTAGTGATGCAGATGGTATTAGAAGGTAAATTGCCTCCTGATTCTGTGACAATGGAAGAGTTGGATGAAGTCCAAGAAGTTTTGTTTGAATTAATCTGTGAACGGCAAACACCGTTTGATACCTTTGAAGTGATGCAATAAAAGGCTTGACAAGTGAAGCGAGAATCTATACAATGGCGGGTGTCCGGGCTGTGTGAGATAGCTAAGCCTAGAAACCTTGTAGCCAAAGACTTACGAACACCCAAGTATCGTATGAGAGTAGCTACCTCAAAGAAGGTTTACAATCGTAAGGTATTTAAAAAGGGAGAGTATGTCTAATGAAGAAACATTCGATGGTTTTTGGTTCTTGCCAAATGACGAAGAAGGCTTAAGTCTTTCATTCTTTACCTTTAAAAATGAATATGGCGGTGGTACTCCAATTGGTGGAAATCAAATTGGTGATAATTACCATTTAGCCTTTTTTAGAGAGAACGAAGAAGGCATGCCAGAATTCGATGATGCCTTTGAAGCAATTCTTGGTGATCCAGAAACTTATATAAAAAACTTAGTTGGTGCAGGACTCTATGGTTGTGTTGTACGAAAAACAACAAAAACAGGCAAATGGTTTGAAGATTACCTCAAATCGGTCGTGGGTTCTGTTATAGTAGACAATGTGAAATCAATTACTAATCTGAAGTAAAGGAAGAAAGATGCCAAATTGGTGTAGTAATTCAATTGAAATTAAAGGCGACAAGGAATCTATTGGAGAATTCAAAAAGTTCCTTGATGAGGGCAATGGTAAAGACTGGTTTAGTTTTTTCCATCCGACACCACCTGAGTTAAAAGATGAAGGTTGGTATGAATGGAATGTCCAAAATTGGGGTTGCAAATGGAACTGTGACGCACAAGATTGGAAACTAAATGAAGATGGTACTTCCATATCATTCTGGTTCGATTCTCCGTGGTCTCCGCCAACTACTTTGTATGAATATATCAGCGACAGCTATGATATCGATGCACATTACCTTGAAGAAGGTATGGGTTTTATTGGTAGATTCTGTGAAGGTTATGATGACTATTACGAATACACCGATTTGGAATCGTTGGATAATGTTCCAGAAGAACTTTTAGAACAATGGGATTTAAGAGAACGGTTGGAAGAACAACAAGAATGGGATGATGAAAATGAATAAAATACTTTTGTGGTTGGTTATACTGATTGCTGTTGCGGCTATCGGTCCTTTGTGTGTGATTTGGTCGTTGAATACGCTTTTTGCGTTTACGATTCCGTTTACATTAGAGACCTGGTCGGCAGTAATCATTTTAGGTATGTTTCTAAAGGGTGATGGTGTTAAAATTAATAATGGGAAATGAAAATGAGTGATAAACAATTGAATTTTACGACAAAAAAAGAAAAAGATTGGCTAAGGACTCTCCTAAAAGAGAGTGTAGTCGGAATTACTTTCATTAAAAAAGATGGAAGTGAACGATTGATGCAATGTACACTAGCAGAATCAAAAATTCCAAGTGAATTTGCACCGAAAGGATCGGAAAAAACAAAATCTGATGAAGTTTTGCCGGTTTTTGATGTTGAAAATGACGGATGGAGAAGTTTCCGTTGGGATTCCATCAAAAAAATTGAATTTTCTTTAGTTGGAGTTGAAAATGAGTAAAGATAAAGTTGAAAAAGTGAAAAAAACAAAACCTGCCGCTATAAAAGCAGAAAAAAAGTCAAAATTGAAGCGATTTTCTGTGGAATCAGTAAGTACCTTCTATGAAGTGCATATTGTACATGCGGAAAATGAAGAACAAGCGAAACATATTGCTTCGCAAGCGGATTATAACGCATCAAAATGGTTGGGACAACAAATTTCCAATGTCCGTGTGTGTGATGATGCAGATTTGGTTCGCTTCAAAGAATTGGATGACTATTTCTTTGCAGGATCCGCATCGGTCAACAAAAATGGTGAATTATATTATATGAAAGAAGATGGTACTGTAAACGGCAACATGCCAATTACAAAAATATTCTAAAAACTGTATGGGTGTGTAGCTGAATGGTCAGGCAACGGATTGCAAATCCGTATCATGCAGGTTCGAGTCCTGTCACCCATTCCATTGTTGTTAGTGTACAACAGTTACCGAAAATAGTGATTGACTTTTTTTGTGGTTGTGTTATACTTACATCTGTTCTTTAAAAATAAATAACAAATAAATGCTCGGTTCGTCTATCGGCTAGGACACTGCCCTTTCACGGCAGTAAGGAGGGGTTCGATTCCCCCACCGAGTACCATTTGTTTAGTGTTATCAAGGTATCGTGTATGGACGCATACACTACTCGACAGTTATGGTGCGACTGATACTGTCTGATAAAACTGCCACTCGCTCGCCAGTGTTAGCTACATTTTTGGCAAATTGGCACGATAACACTAAACAAATGGTTCATATAGAAGTATTTTCGATATAAGTCAAAGCTGAAGAAGAAACCTAATTGGTGCACCGATGAAAGTTTCAGAGTTTAATCTCCTTGAATGCCTGCAATCGAAAGTGCTTCTATATGAAGAATGTTCTACATCATAATTATCGCAGAGTATGGAAGTGGTCTATCCGTCTGGTCTCATAAGCCATGAAATCGTTGGTTCGAATCCAACCTCTGCAACCAATTCGGTTCCATAGTATAATGGTTAGTATAGCGGCTTGTCACGCCGTTGATAGGAGTTCAATTCTCCTTGGAACCGCCAAATGTTGTGTCTAAGATAAACTCTTTATTATCTAAAAGTTCTTCTTGGACATATTTTTTTTCTATTTCGAAATAAGTTTTTGTAAAATTTCTATTGATTGTCCAATATTTTTCTTGTGCTGAACAAGTGGACAAATTGTGTAATAGTGTATAACTGATAATAGAATTTTTAGGCATATTTACTATATATTTTAGCTGATTGGCATATAAACAATAACTGAAAGTATAACATGATTGATACAATAAAAACAATAACAGACCAACTGTATACTCTCTTAACAGATGATCCAGTTCGACCAACAATACCACACTTAGATAGAGTTGGTGAGAACAAAGATATTTTTGTTTTGCGAGATAGTAATAATGAAATTAAAGCGATAACTTGTGTGAGTTATCAGAAAACAATTCCGACTAAAGAATCGGAGTTGTTTGAGAAGTGTAGTAATCCAAATGTAGCAGTCTTCTATACAATTTGGAGTTATGCTCCAGGTGCAGGAAGACAATTGATATTTGATGCAGTAGAGTATATCAAACAGTCGAATAAAAACATTGACAGGTTTGTAACTCTATCACCAAAGACTGATATGGCAAAAAGATTTCATACCAAGAATGGCGCAATTGTTTTCAGAGATAATCCGGAAACAGTTAATTATGAATATAGAGTAGTTTTAGTTTAGGAGATAATATGAGTGATGGTGGTAAAGGCGATAAGCCAAGACCGATAGTTGATAGGGCACAATACGAAGAAAACTTTGAAAGAGTTTTTGGTAAAAGTAAATCAGAAGCAAAAAGACTTGCAACAATGCAAGGAAGTGGACCTGAGAATTACCAAGATTTTCTTTCTACAGAAGATTGTGTGCTATCTGCATTTGAAGATAAAAAATAATCGAGGATAATATGCCTAGTGTATTTCTAGTTAGTGATACGCATTTTGGACATACTGGTGTATGCCGATTTATGCGTAACGATGGTGTGACAAAACTCCGTCCGTGGGATAATGCCGATGAGATGGATGAAGAAATGATTAAACGGTGGAACGAAACAGTTCGACCGAATGATAAAGTGTATCATCTTGGTGATGTGGTGATTAACCGCAAAGCATTAAAGACTTTAGGTCGCCTGAATGGTGACAAAGTTCTGATTCGTGGTAACCATGATATCTTCCGTGATGATGAATACAGACAATACTTCCGTGAGCTCAGAGCATATCATGTAATGGACGGAATGATTCTATCGCATATACCAATTCATACAGAAAGTCTTGGTAGATTTGGTACAAACATTCATGGACATCTACATGCAAATCGTGTAATGAAGATGTGGATTCGTGGACCTGAAATCGATACAAGATATCATTGTGTTTGCGTTGAACAAACAGACTACAGACCAATTCTATTTGAAGATGTTATTAAACGAATCAAAGAAGAAGGTGGTGAAGTGGGATTTCAGAACGGTAACGGACCTACAATGTGAGTGTGGTGGAATTGGTATACACAAGAGACTTAAAATCTCTCGCTTCGGCTTAAGGGTTCAAGTCCCTTCTCTCACACCAATTCTGGCGATAGTTCAACGGATAGAACAGTAGCCTTCTAAGCTATTAATCCAGGTTCGATTCCTGGTCGCCGGACCAATATCACTTCAAACCTGATTCTATTACCATTAACACCAAACATATAATAATAACAATTATGAATATTGTTGGTTGTAGTTTCATTTGTATAACTTAAAAAAATAGGTTATTAAAGCCGCAACAGTTGCACACCACCAAAATAATTGATTAATTTTTTCTCTATCATTAGTTATCAATTTATTTTCATCATTGCGTTCTTTTTCTAATTTAGTTTTCAAAGATTCAATTTCAACCCAAGCATTTTTACCATATTTTGCTATTGCTTTTGATTTTAAAAGTTGCAACTCTCTTTGATGTGCTTTTTCTTTTTCATATTGTTCAAATGCTTTAAACTCAGCAGCCGCTTTAATTGCATTTTCTCTTAGTTTTGCTTCTACTCTTATACGGTGTTGTTCGTTTACAGCTGCTTCCATATCTGCTTGTTGGTCACCAACAATTTTGCTCAAATCTTTACTAACAGATTGAGCATTCTTTAATGTACTAACTGCACCTTTTGCACCGGTTGAAATTGGATCCATTTCTCTCTCTATCTACCAACATATCTTTGTGGTTGTGATTCTTTCTTTCGTTGTAATTCACTTTTCGGTATCCAACCGTCTCCGTATTGTGGATACTTTTTAATTCTATCTTCTACTACAAAAACCATCATTAATCCGACAGTAATACAAACAATAATTACAGCAACACCCCATGTTGCTTCTGCCCATATCATATCTAATTTTTTTCTTCTTTTTACTGCTTTGGCATAATCTATTTTCATTTGTTTGGCAATAAGAACTTTTTGTTGTTTGCCCATTACTTCCATCATCTCTTCCACTTCACTATGCAAAGCGCCTAATTCTGGAGGACTTTGATAAACCATTATCTCTCTCAATTCAACACCCATTTGTTCTAATTGTTTCTTCATTAGAACTCGTTGTAATGCTCTTTTACCTAAACTAGCATCACCAGTATAAACTTGAGTTTTGCTACGCCTCTCTTCTTCTTCAAATATTGCTATGCACTTGTGTAAATTATCATAGTATGCGCCTAAATGTTCACCAATCTCTGTGTAAATTCCTGTTGCTTCGCCAGAGTTTGCTTTTTTGTTTAATTCAATTACACGATTTTTTTCTTCTATGTAAGCATTTTTTTGTGATACAGTTGCAGGTTTTTCTGGCGGATGAAGTTTATTAAATTGGTCATCAAGGTCTTTTAGAACCTCTTTTACTTCACCGGCTGCACCCTTAATGTCTTTGTATAGTTTACATCCAGCCTTTACAGCTGATACTGCGCCATTAGCAAGAGCAAAGAGGGTTAACGGATCCATTACTTAACTTATCTTTTATAACGGTATTCGACACAGATTAATTTTCTGGAGTTAATATCACCAATCCAAGCCGTTCTAACACATTCGGCTATTCCATGATTGAGTTTAACCTCTTTTTCTTTAGGTGGTAATTCTTTCGCTACATTTGTCTTATCTCCACCATACATAGGTGAAGTTACAACAAGCGTGGGAAAACATAGTATTAATAATAATACTATGATTGTTTTTATTTCTTTTGTTGAGTAGTGCCACAAAATGGTACATTGTCCTTTTTGGTTAAATTCGGTTTACTATCAAAAAACCATAAACTAACCATAACAATGAAAAACACTTTGGGTAATTCCTTGAACATTTTATTCCTTTGAATATTTGTCATTAAACTGACATCCATAGGATTGCAATTATCATGCAAGGAACTATGCCTATTTATGGTATCTCAATAAAACAGGCAACTATCGCAATGATGGTTGTTTCTTTACAACAGTTGCCTTTTTTGATGCTTGACGGCTAACATACATTATGATATACTGAGTATCTAAATTAAATATTATGAGGGTTTTACAATGGCAAGATTGCTAGATGCTAATACACTATTTTCGGGTGGTGAACCAAAAATTGTTGGTGATTTAACTCGTTTACAGTTAATGAAAGCCTTGAATTGGTATTCTCAAAACAAGGATGCCAAAGATGCTTTAAAATGGGCAAGTGAATATCTCAATAAAAAACTCAAATTAAAGATACCTGAAGCTAACATTAAGAATCAAGCAAGTTCATTTGGTTGGATTTGTCGTATCGTCAATAATGGCGGTATCTTACCTGAAGAGAATACAAATTGGTTGGAAGATGAGATTGAAAAGTTAAAACTGATAAAAGAACCAGTTATTGATGATTCTGCAACAAAATCAGTTTCGATAATTCCATCAATTCAAGAAAGAATCAAAGATTCCGCTTCTCGCATTATTGGTGAACTAGATGGATTTGTTGATGATTTTGTTTTGAATGGATGTAAAGAAACCAGTAAGACACCTAAAGGTATGATGGTCGAACTGAAAGCAAAATCTGTTCACACTAAGGCAATTGTTGAACACTATAAAAAAGTCCGTGAAGAGATTGCAGAGGCACTTGTTGGTGATGACGAGCAATTAGTAGAAGGTTATTCCAATTTCAAAAAAGTTGAATTGAAAAGATTCGAAGCATTTCTTTCCAAATTGATTGATGATGCTGTGATGTTAGAAGATGAATCTAAAAAGAATCGTAAACCAAGAAAGAGAAAAGTTAAATCACCAGATGAATTAGTTAGTAAGCTTAAATATTGCGTTGAAGATGAAGTGACTAAATTTAAGTCGGTAGATCCAAAAGGAATTATCGGTTGTTCTGCTCTTTGGGTATATAATTCAAAGACTAGAAAACTTGGTTGTTACTTTGCTGATGATGCAGGCGGGTTGACAATTAAAGGTTCAACAGTTTTGAATTACACCGAAAGTAAATCGGTACAAAAGAAGTTGAGAAAACCAGAACAACTTGTTCCAGAAGTCATTAGTGGCGGAAAAGTGTTTCTCAAAAATGTTATAGATAGTATTCGTGCAGTACAATCTCCTTTGTCAGGAAGGATTAATGCCGATACAATATTAGTTAGGATTATAAAATGAAAATTGCAATTTGCTCAGACCTTCACCTAGAATTTGGTGATATCAATTTACAGAATACAGAAAATGCCGATGTATTGATACTCGGTGGTGATATCTGTGTTGCTGCCGACATTGGTAAACCAGACCCAAATAATTTCATGGAAGGTGCAAGAAGTAATCGTATTACTGATTTCTTCAAACGATGTTCTTTCCAGTTTCCGCATGTAATCTATGTTATGGGTAACCATGAACACTATCATGGTGACTTTGCCACAAGCGGAAACAAAATCAAATCGTTGTTAGAATCTAATATGTTGAGTAATGTTTATTTGCTTGACAAAGAAACTAAAAAGATTGATGATGTAACATTTATTGGTGGTACATTGTGGACAGACATGAACAATGATAATGAAATAACCAAGTTTCATGTTGCTCGTAGAATGAATGACTTTCAATGTGTGAAGAATGGTGCTCGTATGGTTACTCGTACAGTTCCAATCTATGAATTGAATCCTGATTATACACCTGATGGTAAGAACGGTGGTAAGTATTCGCAGAATGAAGCGGGTTTTCATATCAAAATTGGCGAAAAGAAGAAACAAGAACCATCTACATTTTCACCAGAAGATGCGGTTGTTGACCATCGAAAAATGGTTGAATATGTTCAGTCTGTGATTGAAGGTAAGTTTGACCAAAAGTTTGTTGTGGTGGGACACCATGCACCAAGTCGTTTGTCTACTCACCCTAGATATAAGCATGATACACTAATGAATGGTGCTTATAGTTCGTCACTAGATGATTTCATTGTTGACCATCCACAAATTAAATTGTGGACTCATGGACATACCCATGAAGACTTTGATTACATGCTTGGTTCTACCCGTGTTGTTTGTAACCCTAGAGGTTATATTAAATATGAATCGAGGGCAGATAACTTTCAACTAAAAACTGTGGAGATTTAAATGGAATATGATTATGCTCGATATGAGGAAATTATAACAAAGATGCTTGAAGGCAGTTGGAGAGATCCTGATGATTTAGAAATTGGTCGGGATATCTCTGACTTGCCTGAAGTAAAAATTATCTTTGATGGTTATGGTGACCTTGAAGATGAGGATGAAGATGGCGAATATCGTTATACAGAAGGTGGCAACACCAATATGGAATCTTATGCTATCTTTATTCACAAAGATGCACTAGTTGAAGATTTTATCTTTCCAGAGCATGATAGTTATTCATTCACATTTGGTTCAATGATTCAACATCGACCTGCGGAAGAGGTTTGTATCTATGCATGGTATGATGTTGAGAACAATTTGTGGGATATCTTACCACTTGAAGACCGATTGGATGAAGATAATGCCATGGATGAAAATGATGTTATGACAATCCTTGAAGGTCTTTATGAATTGTATTACAAACCATGGGAAGGCAAATTTGAAAGTGACCCAATTACTGGTTTACCGAAATGGCCTTTCCCACCCAAAGATTAAACCATCTTTGCCACATAACTACATAAAACTGTAGTACAATGACCTTATTATGATAATATTCGACTTTAATCAAGTAGCAATCTCAAACTTAATGGAACAGATTGGCTCATCTAAAACTGCGGTAGATGAAACATTAGTTCGCCATATGATTTTGAATACTATTCGCACCTATGTGAAGAAGTATAAAGAGTCCCATGGACCTGAGGTTGTTATCGCCTGTGATAGCAAAAACTATTGGCGCCGTGGTATCTTCCCTCAATACAAAGCTGGAAGAAAGAAGGCGAGAGAATCTTCTGGTCACGACTGGAATACCATCTTTGATTGTCTCAATAAAATCCGTGATGAGTTGAAATTATACTCACCATATAAAGTGATTGAGGTAGAGACTTGTGAAGCGGATGATATCATTGCTGTTTTGGCAATGAAGTTTGCTGCTACACAAAAAGTGATGATTCTTTCCTCAGATAAAGATTTTGCTCAATTGCAAAGATTTCCTAATGTTGAACAATACTCACCAATTCTAAAGAAGGTAATCAAAGAACCATTGCCTCTTGCACAACTAAAACAACTTATTATTCGTGGAGATAAAAGCGATGGGGTTCCTAATATTCTTAGTGCTGATGATTGTTTTGTTACTGGTACTCGGCAGAAACCGATAACAGAGGCAAAGATTATTGTTTGGATGAACCAAGAACCTTCAGAGTTTTGTAATGATTTGATGTTGCGTAATTTCTCACGGAATGAAACACTAATTGACCTTACAAAAATACCTGAGACTCTTAAAGAATCTATACTACATACATATGAGAACGCAAAAGGTAAAACTAAGCAAGAGTTTATGAATTATATGATTGCGAACCGTCTCAAAAACCTATTTAATGTGATTGATGAATTCTAATGAGTGCAGAAAAACTATATTCCGAAATTATTGAAGATTTCGAAGCAGCGCCAGATAAAGCAGAGAAGATTAAAATTCTAAGGAAGAACGACCATAGAATGTTTCGTGAATTCTTAGAAGCCTCTTTTAATCCTGATATTGTATTTGATGTTGAAGTGCCAAACTATAAACCAGATAATTCTCCTGCTGGTTTAAATTACACATTCTTGGATATGGAGATGAACAAACTATATCGGTTTGTTAAAAATCATCCAAAACGAACAAATGTCGAACCCAAAAAATTATCTAAATTACTAGAAATCATTTTATGTTCTTTACATAAAGATGAGGCAGATTTATTAGTTCGATGTATTAAAAAAGATTTAAAAGTTCCTTTTCTAACACCAAAATTGATTAGAGAAGCTTATAATGATAAAAACATGCTAGGAAAAGCAAAATGAAAGTAGCCGTTGTCACACCAACGATTGCATCGGAACATTTAGCAAAGTGTATTGATTCGGTAGATAAACAAACATACGAAGATATTACACACTACATATTCATTGATGGTTGTCAGTATGAACCAAAGGCAAGAGATATTCTTGTTGGCTCATCTAAGACCAGAATGATTGAATTGGAAGAAAATGTTGGTAAAGGTTGGTATGGCCATCGTGTATATGCGGCTTGTTCATTTCTAGTTAATGCGGATATTATTTGTTACCTAGATGAAGATAATTGGTTTGAACCAGACCATGTACAAAAAATGGTTGATAAAATAAACGAAGGTAATGATTGGGTTTATTCTTTAAGGAACATACATGACAAAGAAGGAAAGTTTCTCTGTGAAGACAATTGTGAAAGTCTTGGAAAATGGCCTGTATACTTTAATCCTGAAGTACACCACATTGACACATCATGTTTTGCCGTACGCCGTGATGTTGCTGTTAACATTGGGCATGCATGGTATGGCCAATGGGGTGCAGATAGACAATTCTTTAATGCAATAAAAAAACACTATACTAAGTATAGTTGCACAAACGCAAATACTGTTGCATATCGATTGGATGGAAATCCTAATTCTGTGACAGAAGAATTCTTTACAAAAGGTAACGATTTACAAAAGGTGAAATATAATGGTGAATTTCCATGGAAAATAAAACAGCACTTATTACAGGTGGGGCCGGGTATCTCGGTAGTCATCTAGCAAAAACATTAAAAAAGGCTGGTTGGAAAGTTGTTGGTCTCGGACATAAGAGACACACACTTAATCCTTATTTTGATATGATGCACTATGCAGATATCAGAGACCAAGATGCCTTACATGATTTATTTGGTAGAATTAAATTTGATGTAGTCATTCATTTGGCTGCTAGAATTGAAGCGGGCATTTCATTCCAAGAACCTACTGAGTTCTATTCAGTCAATACTGGCGGTACTTGTAATCTGATTAATGTAATGTCAAAACATGGCGTAAAGAATCTTGTATTCTCATCTACCGCCGCTGTTTATAAAGCAAAGAATTCACCGATATTAGAAAGTGATGAAAAATTTAATAACTCTCCATACGGAAATTCTAAACTGTGTGCAGAACAGGCAATTGAAGCGTCTGGTTTAAATTATGTTATCTTCCGGTATTTCAATCTAACTGGTGCAGACCCTGATGGTGAATTTGGTGAAGCACATGAACCAGAGACACATCTAATTCCTCGGTTAATCGAAAATCTAAATAACTTTCAGTTGAATGGTGCTGATTACAATACACCTGATGGTACTTGTATTAGAGATTATGTTCATGTATCGGATGTTGCAGAAGCGCATATTAATGCAGCTAATTATTTACTAGAAGGTAAAGAATCAATTACCATGAATCTTGGTACAGGTCGAGGTCATTCTATCCTCGAAATGATTACTGCCTTAGAAGAAGTTACCAAACAAAAAGTTATCTATACAGTCAATCCTCGCCGAAGTGGTGATGCCGATAGTTTAGTTGCCGACACCACTATTGCCAAAGAAGTATTGAAATATAGTCCAAAGTATGATATAATTGATATTCTTAAAACAGCATATGAGTGGCATAATGGCAACAAAGACTGACAAAAAAGAATTAGACGAAATAATGAGTGCATCCGAGACGATAAATCTCGGACTACTTTCTGCATCATTCCATTACCTCGGTAGTGATATTGACGAAGATAGTATATCAGAAGTTATCCGTTGGATAGTATACGAAAATCTCAAACCAGAACCAGAGAAAATTCTCACACTAATGATTAATTCAGTTGGTGGTGATTTGTCTCAAGCATTTGCTTTAATTGATGTAATGAAAAATTCGAAACATCCAATACGAACAATTGGAGTCGGTTCTATTATATCAGCTGCCTTTTTAATTTTTGCGAGTGGTGCAAGAAACGAAAGATTTATTGCAAGAAATACTAGCATTATGTGTCACCAGTATTCTTGTTCAGCTGAAGGAAAACACCATGACCTTAAAGCATATGGTAAGGAAATGGAATCAACGAATAAAAGAATGGCAAACATTCTTAAAGAAGCAACAGATTTAGATTTGAAAACAATAAGAGCGAAATTGTTACCACCAACAGATGTGTGGATGACACCTGATGACCTTATTACATTAGGCATAGCGGACAGTTATTTGAACTACACTTAAAGAAGGGATGTATGGTTTTCTAAAATGTTCACAAATAAGAATCGTCAAAAACCGATTAAAACTAAATCAAAAAGAAATGATGAAGAAGTGGTGGTAAAAATTAAACAGCAACAAAAGCGAGACAAAAATGTTTGGCGATTAATGCGACAAGAGGAAAAAGATTATGTCTTATAGAGATATCCTGAAAAAGCAAATTTCTGAATTGGAACAAAAAATTCAATCAGCACAAGGTGAAAAATCGGAGTTGGAAAACCAACTTAATAAATTAAAGGTAGCGGAATTTGAAGAAGATATGGCTACTGAATCCACACAAACTCTGCTCAAGGGTTAGTGACCACTAACTTAGTTGTTGCCTAAAAACAACAACTATGCTTGACATTTTAACCAACCTGTGTTAAGATGTCCTTATGTTAGAAATTCTTAAAGAAACCACAGTTTGGTCTGACGGATCAAATGCCAATCATACTTATTTACTTGACGGTACCAAAATTGTCGCTTATGCAAAATACAGCGATAATACAGTCCAGGTATTAAAGTCACAAATCAAAATTGATAAAAGGTACCGCACCTTTATAAAGACCAAACATTCAGGTCTTGAAAAACTTATCAAAAATACAACCCCCAAAAATAATACTAGAGTATTCAAAGTCCAAAGTAAAGAAAAAGAATATTTTGTAGAACTTTCTGATTACAACTATTCTTGTACTTGTACAGGTTTCAATTTCCGTGGAAAATGTAAACATATTGATGCTGTTGCTAAAAAACAACAGTCACCAATTAGTGCTTGACAATCTTGCCGTTTTTTGATATACTGGTACCATAGAAATTGATAAGGGAACTAAATGACTGAATTTGAGAAAAACTGCTACGGTATGTCTACCGAAGATATTAAAGACCAATTTTTTGATTCGATTACATTCAAATTATCTGGTCCGACAATGGTGATTGCTGGTTTAATGTCCGATGCTCAAGAAGTTATGGCAATGGGTGATGTTGAATCCGCTCGTAAATTTTTGAATATCGCAAAATTTATTTTGTTTGAAACTACTGAAAAGGCTGAGGTTTAATTATGTTTGATATCAATGATTTTGTTTCCGATTCTATGTGGATCCTTAAAAAACATTTCCAAAATGATGACACTTTGCAAAAATTAGAAGCGTCAATTCGTGACCGCCATGTCCGTGATGGTTACTTTTCCATGGATGGTTTGTATGATGACTTTTGCGATATCTTGCAAAGTAAAGAACACGGCCGCCGTTTTTATAATATGATTGTGGGTTCTTAATGAATAATATAAATGATTTTGTTGTGCTTACAGTTGCTCATAATATCACAAAAATGAGCAATGAAGAATTACAGAAGTTAGCTTCTTTGCTTTCTGGATCCGTGGGTGAGAGTCTTTGCGATTATCTTGCCTTTGCTATTCAGGATGCACAAATGTATATAAACAAAAATGTAGAAATGGAAACAATATGATTAGAGTAATTTTAGGTTTTTTCTTGGTGTTCGGTGCAGTCGGTGGTATGGAAAACATGCCAGAGGCAACAATGCTTGAGTTTGCCGCACAAATGACTTGTGCTGTGTTAGGATTGGTACTGATGTATTTCGGTACAAAAAAGTACACCCAATAAACTATGCTAATTTATACTTATCAAAAGTCTAAAAAGAAAAAAAAGACAAAAAAAGAAATTGCTCAATATCAGCAATGGCTTGATAGTATCAATTCATTAAAAACTAATTTTTCAAAAAAGACTATGGGTAAAATATCTTTCAATCCAATGGCGATACCAAAATTGACAATCCCACCAGGCCGTGATGTTAAAAATTATCCAAGTATGGTAACACCTGGTGGTACTGCTACAAAACCTGTTAAAGGTAATGTGTATACTGGTACTGCTATGAAAGGCATTGGCACTTTGCACAAGTCTAATGCTGTTCCGATTTTCTCTAATGAAGAGGCAATCGACCAAGCAAATATGCGTAGGTAAGAGTGTTGCTTAAAAACAACACATACCAAATAGTGCTTGACACTCTTGCCATATTGTGATACAATGGCTACATGATGATGAAAAAGGCGATTGAATTATGAATTTATTGACAGTTGGAAATCCTAAAGTCCTCAAGGGTATGAAACAAGGTTATATGACCTATATTCTACACCTTGCACCCGCTTCACTATCGGGTTATAATACTTGTCCAAAGGCAACCACAGGTTGCAAATCTGCTTGTTTGAATACGGCAGGTCGTGGCGGTATGTTTAAAAAGGGTGAGACAACCAATACAATTCAAAATGCCCGTATCCGTAAAACCAAAATGTTTTTTGAATATCGTGCTGAATTCATGGCAAGTCTAGTTAAAGATATTGAATTGGCAATTAAACAATCAATTAAAAAAGATTTGATTCCAGTTTTTCGTTTGAATGGCACTTCCGACTTATCGTGGGAAAAATACGAAGTGATTCGTAACGGTGTTATTTACAGAAATATTTTTGATGCATTTTCTGAATACCAATTTTATGATTATACTAAAATCCTTGGTCGTAAAGTTGTTGCGATTAGTAATTATGATTTGACATTTTCTGCCGCTGATGGTAACGATGTTGATGTATATCGTGCTATTGCTGAAGGTTATAATATCGCTACAGTTTTCGGTGTTAAGAAAACAGAACCATTACCACAGTCCTACTTTGGTCGTGAGGTGATTAATGGTGATGAATCCGACTTACGATTCCTCGATGCAAAAAATGTTATTGTCGGTTTGTATGCCAAAGGTAAAGCAAAAAAAGATATCTCTGGTTTTGTGAAATATCCTACTTTTATGTTGAAGGCTGCTTAATATGATTCGTGCAAAAGAAATTGCTGAAAATCTCGTTATTGATTTGACTGGTCCTGAAGGTAATGCCTTTTGTCTAATGGGTTATGCAAAAAAGTTTGCTCGCCAACTTGACCTTGATGCTAATCAAATCATTGAAGAGATGAAAAGTGGTAATTATGAAAACCTTGTTGCCACATTCGACAAGTATTTTGGTGAATATGTTATTTTAGAAAGATAATATGAAATTTAAAATTATGGAATTTATTTCCAAATATCCGTGGTTGTATAATCCAATGATTGTACAATTGTTCAACCTCTGTGTTGTTATTGTTTTTCTTATTGTGATGTTTGGATAATGGAAAGAGCATTTAAAGTTTATTGTGAATGGTGCCAAGATTGGCATAATACCGAAGATGTTCAATTTTTGAACATTGAAGAAGATATTGAAGGCCGAGATGTTATGCATTTCGAATGTGGAAAACCACCATCATGGAATGAAGACATTTCTCGCTATGATGGTACATCGTCATTAGTTTATAAGGATTAAAAATGGGAACTAGAAGTTTAACCTATGTGTATGTTGAAGATACACCAATCATGTGTATGTACCGTCAGTTTGATGGTTATCCAAGTGGTCATGGTGTTGAGTTAGCAGAATTCTTAACCCAAATAGAAATGGGCAATGGAATCTCTGGTGAACCAGAATTGTTTAGTTTTGCAAATGGCATGGGTTGCTTGGCTGCTCAGATGATTGTGAATTTCAAAAAATCACCTGGTGGATTCTATATCTATCCAGTTGAATTAGACCAAGCATGCTGGCAAGAGTATGAGTACCATGTTTATGATGGTATTGTGATTGTGAAGAATCCTACGGAAGTGATTTTTGAAGGTTCTTATGATGAATTTATGTCATTTTGTTACGACAAGGTGACTGAATGAGGCAAACATCGGCGATGCCTCTTGACAAGTTCGCCAAAATGTGTTATACTTGAAGTTCTTAAATTGATAATGGAGAAACAAATGGCAAAGTCCAAAGTAGTTGCGAAAGCAGTAAAGACACCTAAGACCCCTAAGGTGAAAACAGTACGATTGAATCACACACAAAAACTTGTGACCGTGATGATTTCGGGTAAAGTTGTGACCAAAGATGAGATTGAATCGCTCTTGGGTGACCAAATCCAAATGTATAAATTGTCCACTTACATGTGGGCGATTAAAACAAAGATGAACGGCACTATCAAGGTCGTTAAAGATGGTCGCAAAGTTGCTGGTTATCAGTTACTCAACCCTAATGACCTTATTGCAAACTCTAAGGTCAAAGAGTACCTGAAACAAACTGGTGCTGTGTCTAAGTTGAAAGACTTGGGTGCAACAGAAGTGAAGAAAGAAGTTTCGGCACCCGTTGCTGAAGAAATGACGGTAACTGAAGTTACTGCTTAATTTATAGAAAGTTTTTGTTATGAGTAAATATAATTTTTCAAAAGTGATTAAACTTCCAGCAACTACTGTGAAGAACCTTGCATTGCGTGGTGATCCAAACACACCGTATGCTCGTGCCTTACAATTAAATCCTGGTGAGGGATTTGTTGTCTACGGAAAATCTTCAGTAGATTTGTGTTTGCCTTATGCACAAGGTGCTAAGTTGGGCATGAAGTTTGTTGCTCGGTCTAATTATAAATTGGGTGACAAGCGTGGTACTTTAGTGTACCGATTGAAGTAATTAATTTGCTAATGGGGGAGTTGCGAGACTCTATGCGAGCAGTCAGTCAGATGCCGGATTCTATGAATCTTAAAAATGGATCGTGCAGTCAGTCTCATATAGGCAGAGTCCGCTCACTCTTAAACAACAGCGACTGTCGGGAGACAGCCATCGTGCCCCTTAGCATCTTTGAAAGAATAAATGAATAATCGAGACCGAGAAATTTTATTGATTGCACAGGAAGAATGTGCAGAAGTAATTCAGGCGATATCAAAGATTTTTAGATTTGGATTTGAAGCACAACATCCAAATGAAGAACGAAATAATCTCCAAAGACTTGAAGAAGAGTTAGGAGATTTAGCGTGTATGATTGGTTTACTTATTGACAAAAAAGTTGTGAGTGAATCAAATTTAGAATCAGCTGCGGAAATGAAATTGAAAAAGTTAAGGACTTGGTCAACCATTTTTGTAGATGAACCGATCCCGCCAAGGTAACGCTTGGCTACTATGACCCGTAGGAAGTGAATTGAGTTCGTTTATCTTGGGTTGTTCCAGTAATACAGAAATGTCGCTTGCAATGCGAGAATTCTATCTGGTCGGGGAG